TAGGAAGTGTGCTGTCTCAAAATACTTTGCTCCTGCCATGAACATAAAGCCTGTATCATAGGGCATATTTGCTTGAACAATTGTTCTCATATCTTCTAGATTCATGTTGTGACTATTATCTTGTCACGCCTGTAATAACCTCTACGTTGATTATTGCCTTTGATTTTAACTTCGGGAAGTTCAGTAATACGTTTGGTATCTTCACCAAACATTATCACATTGTCAATTTCAAATTCAATATCACTGTCGGTTATAAAGCGACTACCGCTATCTTTAATCGGCATACCTAGTAATGTTGATACATATTTAGAGGCTGTAACATCATTAGCTTGGAATGCTGTCTCCACACCATCATTACTCATATATACCAATTTCAATTCATTATACTTTGGTTTATGCCTCATAATCTAGCCTCATCATAGTATCTTCCTGCTAGCATCGAGTAAATTACCTATTCTTAATTCAGTATAAACTGTGCGTGGGTATCGCTCTTTCGGTTGGTCGATATAAGCATTTAAGTCCATGCCACTTTCAATAGCACCTTTGATATGCTCGATCACCGCTCTTTTAAATTGCTCTTTTTCTAACTCAATTCTATTTTGTATAAACTCTTTATGTTCATTCATATACACACCTTTATAATAACTATACATCAAAGCATATATATCTCGACTTAATAATTTTATGGTTTTAGCAACGTTATCATTGAATACTCTACCTAGATCACTTTCACTATAAAAACTATTATCAACAACATCGCCAACTTCTAAATAATAACCATAGTCATCTTTTTTCATAAGCCTACCTCCTTGTTTTTTAAAAAATAGAGGCAGGGATTAAACCCCACCCCCATTATTTTTATGCTACTTTATCTTTAAAATTAAACCCATTTTGCATAAACTATATCTTCACCTACGACATCGTCTTCAGCACCAACTGCTTCTGTGCCTTCGATATCATATGCCCAACCATCTAACGTGCTATCATCTAAAACTGGTGTAGGTTTTGCGCTGCTATCTAATATATTTGTGCCAAATTCAGCACTAGCATCTACAATAGCGTCTGTATTACCGCCTACATTCCCACCGTTAAGGTCGAAGGTTAGGCTAGCTACTTTGCTGTATCGAATGTTTTTACTCTACAAGTTGTTGCGTCAAGTAAAACATCTTTATACACAATTCTACCTTGTAATGCTGATGCACCAATATGTGTACCGTTTTTCAAGTCGTTAATTGCTGGTAATACTACCCAATCTTCAACTGTTTGTGCCCATAATGGACTAAATACTATATATTCAGTAGTAACATCATGATTTCCGTCTTCGTCAAATGTTGTATTTAAATCCATCAAGTTACTTGATGTTAAAACATCTGCTCCACCGATACGACCTACAACACCACTTCTGATTGCTTCAGCACCTAATGTGCCTGCTGTATTTGAGAATTTAACATCGGTTAATAACTTAACCCAAGTTTCATCACTAATAACAACTTTAATATCGCTAATACCAATACCTAACTTTTTAACGTTCTTGATAGAAGTTAAAATAGTTTCATACATATCAGCCTTAGCAGTTTCAGTTGCTGCATCTTCAAGAGTACCACTACCTTCTAATACTTGAATTGCATACAATTCTTGCGTTCTACCTAATGAATAAGCAGCACTATCTAATCGTTGTGCAATTAAGTTATCAGGAACTGCATCTGCTTCATAACCATCAATAAGTTCATTAACAGCAATGTTTTGGTCAACTAATACTTGCTCATATTCAGTTGTTCCTGTACCTAACGCTTTACCAGTTACAACATCATATGCTCCCGCTGATACTTCAGTAGGTCTCTTTGGAATCATTACTGATCCACCTCTAGGGTCACCTTGATAATCTCTACCAAATAATTCCCTAACTACATTCTCTTTACGTTTTAATGCAACGATATCCGCTGCATATCTTTCTCTTAATTCATGTGTACCATCTGTTGGTAATGTTGGATTTGCCATAATTTAATTCCTCCTATTATTTTTTTTAATCTTCTAAATCTGGATGTTTTTTTAAGAGGTGTTTACGATAACCAGGCTGTTCAACTTTTGCTTCAGTGGGTTTATTTCCGCCACCAAAAGTAATAGGTTCTTTTTTAAATAATTCTGGCTTTTCTTCTCTGTATGTTTTATATGCATCTTCAAACTCAACTTCATCATTGACACGCTTATTTACATTAAATAAAATGTAATCCACTTTGTCTTGATCAGTTATGCCTTGTGAATATAATAATTCTTTTTGTTTATATTTTGTCAATTCGCCTTCTAAATCATTTAGGCTTTCACCTTTTTGTTTAGCGTCATCTAACTTTTTCAATAAATCATCAGTGGTTTCAACTTCAAATAATTTAAGTAATTCTTGTTTTGCTTCAACTTTCGCATCCCCAAGTTTATCATCAAGTTTACCTGTATTTTTCAAAACTACATCATTGATTTCTTTATTTACTAAATCAGTCGCTTTCGCCCAATCTGTAACACCATCTTCATTCGTTAAATCTTTTACTATTTTTTCTAAATCTTTCATAATGTGTTTCCTCCTTATTTTTTAGGTGTAAGCCACCTTACCCGATTATACGTTCGGCAACATTTATATTTAATCTCAAGCACTTCCCTACTCGAAAGTTAAATAACATCTACAATTGATTCTTTCGCCCACAGGCAACATCATATCGCCTGGATGATCTGCTCTAATACCGTTAGCTCTAAATTGGCTATCAATAGGTATTCGTTTATCTCCAACAGCGTTATGGAACGGTGTATCTCTAACGATTTTATCGCCTTGAGTGTTCCATACCTTATGCGTTAAACCCATAGCCTTATGCACATCAACATTCGCTATTTCAAATTGTTCATGGCTTTCAGTGCGTATCACTCGCTTAACTTTCCATTCAACGTTAGTCTCCCTCAATACCTTCTCCGGGTCTAAACCTTTTTCTAACGCTTTGTTATATGTTTTATAATTCTGACTAACACCTTTAACTTTTTGCCTTATGTTACTTCGTGATGTTCTCGTGATATTATTTTTATTCTTTAGTTCAACTTCATTCCAAATATTTTTAGCCCTGTTAGCAACTTTACCCTTCGACATATCATATATTTTCTTAACAAATAAATTAGGTGCTTTAGGACTATACATTGATGCTAACGCTAATATAGCAACGCCTACGTCTACACCAACTAACATTGATCTAACTTGTGCCACAACAACATATAATTTGGCTTTATCCATCAAAGTCTTATCATACTTTAATATGATGCGTTCAATATCTCTAGCACTTGCATTAGGCATCTTAGATAACTCACGCATAATATTTCGCTGTGCTACAATACTTCTCTTATCGTTGGCTAATAAATCACTTAAAGCCTTATTCAACCTGTCCGCTATCGTTGCCATCTATGCCCTCATCATCATAACTTTCCATAAATCTGCTTTGCTCTGCGGTTATATCAGCCAAAGCCTCGCCAACTAACGCTTTAGCATCATCTTCATTCATTTTCATTACATGGCTAACTACTCGCCATTTAGGTATCATACCTTTTTCCGCTAACATAAATATATCCGCTTTAATCTCTTCATCGTTCGTTACGATGCTATCATCAAAGATTATATCTATCTCTTCTTTTGCTATGTCACTTGTATAGTTACCATTTAAACTTTCAAGTTGCAATATAGCTTTAATCATGCCAAGTATCGCTTCACGCAACAATGTTTCATGTTTCTTCTTCGTGCGATAAGTGTCATTGTTTGAAGTTATAACTGACTTTTCATTTTGGTAGTTTACACCACCTTCGTTAAATGTATAGAAGTTCTTACCTAACCCCGCTCTCCAACCTGTGAACTTAACTACTTTATCTAACGCTAAGCCTATTTGATCGAACTGTAATTTACCTTGAAAGAATTGTACCGCTGGTTGATTATCGTTATTATCCATTGGATACGATACTATCGCAGTATCTTGGTCATCTAAATAATTGATATATTGAGCATCGCCAGTAGATTCATCTACAACAAGTTTCGTTTGCGTTAAATCAGATTTCACAATAACTCTAGTCTTATTATTCAAACTTTCGTTTTGATATAAATCAAATAATATATCACTGTTAACGAAATAACTTGTCATACCATTGAATATACTAACACCATGTGGACTATCTATATCATGATTATTTTGCGTATTTGGTCTAACAACTTGAAAGAACGGATATGCATCTTCAAAGACCATTATAGGCTCACCGTCATAAACTAACTCTAGCAACGCCTTATTTTCTTTACCTAACACACCATTCTTTTCACTTGTATGTGCTGTATGTTCAATGATGTAAGTGTTATTTTTAATCATATGATATGTTAAATGCGTTATGTATTTTTTGTCTATCTTGCTAACAGTCCAAGTTACTAACGCTTTCACACGACCGTTATCCCATTCTAATGGCAATGCATTTTGAAAGTTTATAAAATCTATCTTTGTAATATCTTCCTCAAGATATTCAATCATATATCCCATGCCCATACCCAGTGACAATTCTAATAAGTGTGAGAACTGTGTATCAAAGTTATTATACTTTAATACATCATTAACTAACTTTTGCGTATTAGCATCTTCGATTTTAATTTCACATTGCTC